TGGGGATACGGTAAGATCAAGCCAAGACTTCGTCTGACTAACAGAGTAGAGTTCGTACCTAAGAACTGGAAAACCGACCGTACTATCGCTTGCGAAACTGAGGGTAATGTTCTCCTTCAGCTTGCTTGTGATAAGTACATTAAGCGTCGGCTAAGACGAATCGGAATCGATTTGTCGGACCAGACTCGAAACCAAGATTTAGCTAAAGAGGGTTCTTTAAGTGGCGAATTAGCCACAGTAGATCTCTCAATGGCTTCCGATACACTCGCTTACAATACCGTCGCCTGGCTCTTTCCACAGAGCTGGGTTAAAGTGTTGTCCGACTTCCGCTCTAAACAAGCGGTCGTTGGTAAAGGTAGTGATCGGTTCGTAGTGAATTATGCAAAGTTCTCCAGTATGGGGAACGGCGCTACATTCACTATTGAGACCTTGGTTTTCGCTGCTGCTTGTAGAGCTGTGGGAAGCAAAGCATACTCTGTCTACGGAGATGATATCATCATCGAAGCAGATTTGTATGCCAAGCTAGTACGGCTCCTCAAGTTCTTCGGATTCTCAACGAACGCCGATAAGAGTTTTCACACAGGACCCTTTCGGGAATCGTGTGGCTCTAACTGGTACCTCGGAACTGACATAACCCCGAAGTATATTCGGGACTTAGATCGCCGCAAGGCGGTCAAGTGTCATCTCATCAATTCCCTTATGGAAATTGCTGAGTACGAGGGGGAGATGTGGAAGTATCTACTCAAGCTAACGCTCGAGTGGGAGCTTCCGTTGTCTCCGTTCAATGAGAATACGATGAGCGGGGTGTGGATCCATCCACACTTTGCCTATCGTGAGAAGATGATACGGACCCGCCACCAGATTGCATTTTTCAAAGGGTATGTACCCCAAGGAAAATCACATTTGGTTGCGGACATCCGGTCTCTCTTTCTGTGGCATTTAATGGCACAGTTAGATCGTACTGGATGTTATAGGTTCATTAACCAGAAGGTTAGTGATCCTGTTCAGCCCGTTCTCAGCAGTAGGTACACCTCTTCCAGCCACAAGTATGTGCGGAAGTGGGTCCACTGGAGGATTCCAGTGGCGGGTGCGCCCGAGAACCTGTTTGGGTTCTCGGAACATCTATTCCGTCGTAAGACCGAGTAGATGTGCAAGGGCAAGGAAGC